ATTGTTGGTGGTATTTGATGTCCATCCATTTCGTATGCATTATGAAATAACGGTTTACTATAGTCCCGTTCATCATCTACTGATAATTTCCCTCTGGCAGTTAATACTCCTTGTACAAAACCAAGCCATCTGGATAATTTATCAATTGGGTAATCTTGATGTTGTAAAGCGGTTCTACACATCCATTCTAAATGATCTTTGCTTGTTTCGCATCCTTCTTGAATATCAATATCTTCTAATATTTTTAGGTATCTTTTGAAAAGGAGCATTGTTACTTCGAGTACTTCGGACATTATACTATTGCTTCGATATCACTTACTGTATTTGAAATTAAATGATTATTCATTACATAGTCATATGCTAAATCTACCTTAGTAGATCTGCACCAATTAGTAAAAATATTTATGAGTTCATGGTCGGTTGTATAAGTATCACCATAATTTTTAAGAAGCTTTGCACCGGCAATTTCTCTTGCAATCCAAGGAGTTTTATTAATCATTGCTTCTAATAATACAAGTCCGAATCCTTCTGCGGTGCTATGCATTATAAGAGCCTCGGCTTCAGAAATAGCACTCATTACATCTTTTTTATCGTTTATCATCAATGGCTTAACACGACTGGTTTGATTTGGCATTAGCCCATATCTATTATCGTAACCTGTAAGAACCAATGTTGAATTTTTTGGACCGTATTCTTCAAAAATAGCTGCTAATTCCGGTAATGCTTTGTTAGGCCAATATCCACCGCAACTAAGAAACATAGGTCCATGTATGTTATATTTTGTTTTAAAGTTGGATGTTCCTAAACTATCTAAATGTTTAATACCATGCCTAATTTGTACACCTTTATGGAAAGCATTTAAATTTTTCAAGTATTCAATGTCTTCTAAAGTAGAATAGCTGACGTAGTCACAATCTTTTATTGCTTGTAAACATATTGCACTATAACTAGGCTTAACAATCATGTAAACTATTTTTGATTGAATATGATTGGCGTTGCTTAAAACATAATTTTGTAACCCGACGTCTCCGCCATGTACTAAAATTAGATCCCATTTTTCTAATAAAATGTTGGCATCTGAGCTAACTCTTATACCGTTTTGATTACCCTGATGTTCACCAGCAAAAACTGCTACTTGGTGTCCTCGTAATAAGGCTTCTTCGGCCATTGCTTGGACATAATATTCTGAGCCGCCTGGGTAGGGGAAATATCTATGAACACAAAACAACAATTTCATCTAAATTCCTTTTTGTAATTATATTTTGATGCCATATTATCAAACGTCTTGGCTACCTGCTAAATGTCTTACATCTTGATATTCGCCCAAAGGCGTATGTTGCAGAGTTTTCGGAACATAAAATTCATACCAAGGCAAATTTAACATTTGAATCCATGCTTCGGTTAACATATGAGCACATAATAATTTAGTGTGATTATATATCAATGGTAAATTGCAACTTAATTTGCTGAAATTCATCATCATATGTGTATTTCCAATTTGCATATCTGCACCTGTGCCTCTACCCAAATTATTGCGCATTGCAATGGTATAGAATTTGTTTGCATCCCAAGCTGGCAGCGCATCATGAAAAATTAAGTCAGGTCTCATCCGTATAACTAAGTCATACTGTGTATTTGTATTCATCATATGTTCTTCCAACAACTGAATACCTTTAGCTGTTTTATAAAACATAGATATGGTATTTTTTGGTATATGATTAAAATTTGTATAGGCTTTACCTAGTTCTTCAAATTTTTTATCAAAACCATCATAATAATTGTCAAATACAGCCAAAGTTGGGTTGTATGTTGATTTTACAAGAGTTTGATCAATTAACGGAGTATTTGCAATGAAACCAAGTCTATTTTTACCGGGGCCGTGCCATGCTTCGTCGGTCCAGCTATGTATAAAAATGTCCGGATTATAAACGTCTACAATGCGTAGTTTAAAATTTGGCCATACTTGGCCCATGCATCTGAAATGACCAGTGAGCACTACCGCAACCTTCATACATCTATTATATTCTATCAATTTGATAATGTATATATAAAAAAAGGAGGGATTTCTCCCTCCTATTTTCTAAAATCTTTGAGGATTTAGTGAACGGTACAATCATAGTTATATTGTGCTTGCTCAGCAGGGTCTTTAGAATTGTCCGGTGCATTGCAATATGGGGGAAACGCATTAGTTGGAGCAGGAATCGGAGTAGTTGGTGAGGCAGATGATGATTGCAAATCATTTTCAGCAACTTTAGGCTGAGAAGCCATTGCAACAGGTTGGGCCGCTGCCTGCGTTACAATTTTTGGGTCACTTGGCTGATCAAACGCTGCCGGGCATGGCTCGTTTTCTACGGCCCGAGTAAAACGGACTTGAGCAAAAGTACACATCATCATGATGGCTGTACCTTGCTGTTGAAAATTCCACAATGTTCGCGCCTGCTCTTCAATTTGACAGTCTTTATCGGTATGATCGCCTAAGATCGAAAAGCCGCCGCCCAAGAAAGAAGCGGCCGCGCCGCCGGATTGCTGACAAGACGCCGTAGGTGACGTAATTATCGTACCAACTGCGGGAACCGTATCAACGCTTGAATTCTTATAACCGTTGCCGCCGTCGATTGCATAAGCAGTCGCACCGGTATTTGTTGTAGAATTAGACGTATTCTGGGTACTAGTCTGAGCATGGGAAATACCCGAGGCACTCAACACCATTCCCAAAGCCATAACGGGAATAAATTTACGAAACATAATTTTTTCTCTTTGTATACTGGGTTGAAGAAAGAAAGTTAGGGTAATTTCTTACCCTAACTTTAGACCATAGTTTACTTTGCTGGATCGTCAAACGAACCGGTAACTGTTACCGTGGTATTGGCAACTGCAACCGGAGTGCTGTTATCTGTAAGTACAACGTTTGGAGCCGAGGCGTTGGTAAGCGTAATGGTGTTCGAGGTAGAAGACTGTGAATCAGTTGCCTTATTATCAGCAACGCCGCCAATTACATTAACGCTAACACCGCCGTTGGTGGGGGAGCCGTTAGAAGCCACATAACCGGATTCGTTAAAGTCGCTGTTTGTAGAAGAAGCGGCAGCACCGCCGCCATTGGTGCCAACATTGTTAATGCCAATAGCATCGCTGCTACTAATCCCACCGTTCAATGACAATGTCTGTGAGGTCTGATAACCCGAATTACCAAGCGGTGCAGCATTGACATTGTAATCAGCACTGCCTGTATATGCTGCGGTAGCATCGCCATCGGACGTTGCATTACCGCCAGCAGTACCAGTTGAGTAGTTATAAGCTTGCCCCTGGTTGGACGTTGAAGTCGTTCCAGAAATAGCCGAAGAATTACCAGTGTAACCGTTACCATACGGTGCAGTAACAGCAGTACCTGCGGAAGCAGCAGCAGCCGAACCGTTTGCAACGCTATAGGAGCTACCGGTGCCCAAACTAACAGCTTGAGTCGAAAGCACGTTGCTGATAGAACCACTATTGTCAAGGTTGAGACTTGCTTGCGGAGCTTGTTGGGCAAGAGCGATGCTTGTGAAAGATACAAATGCAAACGCTGATGTAAGTAAAAGATTCTTGATACGCATAAAAATTCCTTCCGGTTGTACGGTCACCATTGATCGTACATTACGACGTTTTAACAGTATTTTGGAGTTTGTCAATCAAATTATGATACATTCAGTTAATGTGCCATTAAATTGCATTAACGTAAATTTGGCTATCATTACCATAAAAAATTACTTGTATAAAAATGTACAATAGAAGGTAATTCAGTTGTAAAGTCTTTTATATTAGTCCATCCGAGCTGATGTATTTTATCATCGTTAATTGAATATCTGACGTCTTGTCCAGGACGATTAACACTAAAGTCCACAAAAGGTAGATAATCTGTTACATTATGGGTTAATTTAAGAATTTGTTTAAGAACATGTAAATTAGAACATTCGTAATTACCACTTATGTTATAAGTTTCATTTATAACATTAGATCTAATAATGGTAAGAATTGCATTTGCAGTATCTTCTACATGAAGCCAGGTCCTCACCGGAGTCCCTTGTTCATGTAATGGCACTTTTCTTCCAAGATTTAAATGTTTTAAAGTTTTTGGTAAAAATTTCTCTGTGTTTTGCCCAATGCCGTAATTATTTGTAGGCCGAACAATTAGATAAGGTATATCATAAGTTCTATGATATGATTTTATAAGCAAATCTGCACTTGCTTTTGTTGCTGCGTATGGATTACTAGGGTTCAATTGATCGGTTTCAAAATGTGCGCCGTGTATAATATCACCATATACTTCGTCAGTAGAAAACTGTAGTAAGGTTGGTCTTGCATTATCGGGTCTTGATTGTATAAGACGTAGAATATTATGCACACCGTTAATATTACTATGTAAAAATTTAGCACTGTTTATTATGGATGAATCGACATCCGATTCTGCTGCTAAATTTATTACATAATCAGCATCATACAATCTTGTTAAATCATTTATGTCTAGATTCATATATCTGAAATTATTATACTTTGATAAACCTATTAATGCAGTTGTATCAGCAGCATAGGTTTCAGAATCAATTCCGGTTACATACCAACCTTGGTCTAAACATGCCTTCGTTACGTATTGCCCTATAAAACCAAGACATCCGGTAATCAATAATACTTTATTCATCTGGCTAAATTCATATAATATGGTTTTTTATTGTATATAAAATCTTTCATATCAATATCATTTATATCAGTCGGATAATGGCATTTGATATTTTCTAAAGGAGATAGATATTGATGCAAATCATCAGCCCAGTGACTGATACCATCATGTATATAATCTTTATCTCTACCACTACCAACCAATTTAATTGGTATTGATTCGTAATTTACATAGGTTCGAAGTAGTTCAAATGGACGTAAAATTAAAAAAGGACTTATTGAATAACAAACCGGAATTTTTCCACTTTCTGCTAAACCAATTGCAACACCTATCATTAATTGTTCAGATGCACCGAGATTATAAAATTGATTTGGTAAGTTTTCTTTAATGCTGTCAAGTATACCAAAACCGAGATCGGCAGTAAGAAGAATTATATTGCTATCATTCTTCATATATTTTTCTAGTTCAACTGCAAATTCTTTCCTCATTTAACCAACCTCTACCTTTAATTGATTATACTGATCTTCATTTAATACATGATAATGGGTGACAAGCCCTTTTGCAAAATCAAATTCAGTAGGAGAACTAAGTCTGATATTAATATTTGGATTAAAAACAAGTAGTCTGTTTTTTAGATATTCTACATTAATAAAATCAGTTGCACTCATTCCATTTATATTGACATATATGTGCAAATTAGTAAGATTTTGTTCATATGCAAAGCGCACGGCTTCCCAGATGGATCCTTCTCCGCATTCACCATCACTTATCATACAAAACACATCTTTGTTCCTATTAGCTAATGCATGTCCTACTGCAATTGGTAATCCTGACCCTAGGCTTCCGGTGCTACAATATAAATGATTGGCTAAATCTTTACTTGGGTGTATACCATGCTTCTCTAAAAGTTCTTCTGCATCAACTCCGTATAAATCTTCTAGTAATACATATAATGCTAAACCGGCGTGGCCATTTGACAATATAAACACTTCGTCGTCTTTACGATCTTGATATATTTCCATCAAAATTGGTAATGCGCTTAAACACGAACTAAGATGAGATAGTTTATGTTTATATGTGATTTCGTAGATTCTAGATATAAGTTTTTCTTTTGATTTCATTTTACCATTATAATTTAATTTTTAAAAATTACCAATAAACCTCTTTCGCATTTTTCAGTCGATAAACTATTACGGTTAAATAATTTATGTGATAATTTTCTTTCTTTGCATTTATTGTATATTGTTAATAAGTTTGGATAAAATACGCTTATATCGTGATAGCATAAGATTCCACTATCGTTTAAAATATTTTCATAAACATATTCAAACCATTGATCAGTTGACTCGTGATCAGCATCGCTCATAATAAAATCATATGAGGACCTACAAGAGAATACAAAATCTTTTTCGTTTGATGTAATTAGATTTATTTTATTACTATATTTTTCTACAACTATATCTGGCGCTTTATATCCAAAGTCCATCCAATTATCAACTAATGTATAATCATATTGTTGTTGATTAAACGCCAAACCTTCTAAAATTGCATCAGCAGAAGCCCCGCCACCTATGCCCAATTCTAAAATGCTTTTTGGTTTATTTGCTACGACTAAACCTTTTAAAAGTTCTGCATGAGCTTGGTCTATTTTAACGTGATCGTTTTTTCCAAAAATATCCATTATTCGTTCCTTATTAGAAATGATATTCCGCTATTTAAATCTATAGTAGTTTCAAAATTATATTTTTCTTTTGCGTATGTGGTATCGCATACCCATAAATCAGACTCAAATGCCTTACGCATTTTTTTAACCAATGAAATAGGCGGATTTTGATTACCAGTAATTTTTTTGAATATATCCAAAACTTCATTGTTAGATGTTTGAATACCACTACCAAAATTTACTATATCGCCTATAATTTTATCTTGATCGGCATTCAATAGAATATCAATACCTTTAATAAAATCATCAATATATATAAAATCGTGATTACCATCATACAATGTCATTGGATCATTATTTTTAAAGGCATTTATTAAACGAGGAAACAACCTGTGTTGTTTTTCGTACTTGCCGTAAACACTATATGGTCTTGCAACACAAACAGGTAATTTATACGTCTTAGCGTAACCAAGACATAACATTGTTCCGGCAGCTTTTGTAGCCGAATACATATCAACTGGCATAGGGCAATCGGTTTCTTTATGCGGCGTTGACCGAATGCCGTATTCTGAGCTTGATCCAACACAAATCATCCGTTCTATTTTATGTTCACTTGCCCACCTAAGTTGTTTTTGTAACAAAACAACATTAGATTCATACATTAATTCGGGATTATATATTTCAGCCGCAGCGTTAATAATGATATTAGGATGAAAAATATTTAAGTCATCATCTATATTTGAATGTTTTTCATACCTAAAAATATCAAAATTATTTTTGTATTTTTCATATAAATTTTGTCCAATAAATCCGTACGAACCAGTTATAAACATTTTCATAAATTTATTATAACGACGAAATTCAGATAGATAAATTTAAAAGTGCAGTTCGCGGACCGAAGTAGTTTATTTGATTACCAATGATAATACTTGATTGAATAACGATATTCTTACATCCATTGTTTGATCAGGACAATGTAAAAGAAAATCACCCGGTGTCCAATTGCCGTTGAATCCAAATGCATCGTTAAAATCCTTTGCACCCTTATGAGGACAGTATAAAGGCATGTGATACGAATTCATAAATTTTTGTGGAACTAACTTAATAACATGCTGATATTCTTGGTATTTTTCCATAAGAATTCCTTGTTCGCAGAAAGGATGATCCATATATTCTGGCATCAGCTGAATCATCAAATCGATAAAATCTTTACCGTTTTTATCGTTTCGAATTAGCATCGAATCGTTGTTAATTCCGTTAAAATCAGGTGCAACGGTAATCGAATACCCATTATATATGTGTTGATCTAACGGTATTGTAAAATTAGTGATTGCAGTATCAGTACCTGACCAAAATATAAAATCGTGTTCGTTCTTATCCATGATCTCCTTGATTAAGAAGCAACGTTCAAAACCTATTTTGATGTCAGGATTAAAATTGTCAGTCTTAACAAACGGGGTATAACCCCATCGTTCGCAATACAATTTTCTATTCTGTTCCCAAGTAATGTCACTTAAGGCTTTATAGTTATGATCATGTATTGTTGCATATGCAAATTTAGCCATCGGTATCATTTAATCCCCAATGTACCCAATCTTCGTCTTTTATTGATTCCTCTGTTAATAACCAAGCTTCGTTTTCCATCAAATATTTCGTCCAATCTTTTTTTTCGTCCATTAGTATTCTTCTATCAAATCTTCAACCAATTTAGGCACACCGACAGTTGCTGGTTCAGCTATTACTCGACCAAAATAACCTTCAATGGTAGGATTTGGATTAATTTCGATTGTTCTGCAACCTCTTCCATTTTGTAAAACTTGCTCAACAAACAGTGATGCAGGTGCTACAACACCTGATGTTCCGATTGAAACAAAGATATCAGCAGTCATTAAATAATCAGAGATTGTGCGTAATCCAAAAGGTACTTCTCCAAACCATACAATATCTGGACGCATAGTACCGATTTTACTACATGATGTACATATAAACTGATCTGTTACATCTACGACACATCGTTCATCTTTTCCGCAGTCTGTGCATCGAATTTTAGTAAGTTCGCCGTGCATGTGGATTAGTTTTACACTGCCTGCTCGCTCATGTAAATTATCAACATTTTGAGAAATTAAAAGAAATGATCCGTTACCTTCCCACTCTTGTTCTAATTTAGCTAATGCGTAATGTGCAGCATTTGGCTCAACGGTCTGAAGTTGGGCGCGCCGCGCATTATAGAATTTATGAACAAGATTCGGATTCTTTCTAAATCCAGCAGGAGACGCAACATCTTCTATTCGATGATTTTCCCAGAGTCCGTTTGAGTCTCTGAACGTAGTTATGCCTGATTCGACACTGCATCCAGCCCCTGTAAGAATGACAATATTAGGCATTTAATAGTCCTTTCAACAATTTAATATGTTCATGATAGCATGATTCATTCAAAATGTCATTATTAAAAACGTTCCCATTTAATGAGTCGCGTAAGAAATCCGTGATCTCTAATACAGAATTTATAAATTTGGAATCTATTGTTTCAAAATTTCTTGAAGAACTTTTATGTGGTCGTGATAGTATTGTTCATTTTGAATATCATTATTAAAAACATTATCTAACAATTTAAATTTGTTAATATTTCTATGATTGAAGATTTCATGACCTTCTCTATCCCTCTGACACATACAACTTCCGCCCAACCACTTTCCATAAATATTTGTTTTTCCTCGAGAATTTGGTCCATAAGGCATTATGCCGTAAGGGCAGTAAGCATTATTATTTGAATGATAATTTATTTGTGGAAACTGCCCACCATTTCTAAAATGTAAATGCTGAAATGCAAATCTCCATGTCTCTTTATCACCACTATAGACATAATAAATTTCTGGGTTATCAGCATACCATTTAACTAAATCCAATTGTCTCCAACATTTGTTTTTATTAATTAAAAATTGTCCAGATTCAAACGGCTCGGCATCTGACCACGGCACATTAAACACTGACCACATAATGCTACTTGGGGCGTATTGTGCTGCACTATCTACACTGTACATATCACGCCAGAACAATGATCCTTTTTGTACATATTCGTGATCATTAAACAAAAATTCTGGGTTAACAATCGGATTGTTGTCGCAATCTAGCCATAAATTTTCTGTATATTCACTTTCTAAAATAGCATACACTTTAGTTCCCCAACCTTGGGTATGACCATATCTATCAACTAAGTTTTTAACTACATTTTTGATTTTTTTTACCTTAACATTATTTGAAATAGAAGATAGTAAATCAATTTGTTTTGATGATAATTCGTCATCTCTATAGAACACTTCAATCGGAAGTGTAACATCTAATCGTTTTAATTCATTTAATAATACCCAAGCACTTGGGAACTCTTTATCATAGCAAGAAGTAACAATACTTCTCCCTATTGTGTAATTGGGTACCGGGTGCATTTGTGCTAGATAATTATTAACGTTTTGATGAAGTTGCTCTATTGTAATTTGCATTTATATTTCCATAATAGATCGCATCTTGAATTTTAATTAAACAGTATCATCATACTTCTGATAGATAGCGTCTCTTATTGACTTCACACGATCATATTGATGTAATATATAGTGAGTCATACCGGTACTGGTTCGTACAACAGACCCATCCCATATGGGTGCAGGTTCTAATAGTTTTGGAGCAAAATTAGCAATTTTTGATTCGTCCATAGTCGTACCTGTTTGAGCAGCAAACCCGTCTTCGCTTCTTACAAATTTTGTAATATTTGCCCAAGCTTCCGTTTGTAATAAGAAATTTAAGCAGGCTTGATCAGCATTAGGTATAGAACGTGACATACTTAACTGAAACACCGTTTTTGCCATATCCATCATAATTTTTGACGTACCAGCTGTTACACCCATGTTAAAAATTTCGTCATCTTTGTGAATGGAATAATAGCCTTGACCAAAAGTGTCTATCATATTTTGTTGACCCCATGGCTCATCACAATATTTCAAGCTTTCAGAGCTAACCAAAAACTTTTTGTTGCCGCCAAGTAACCCGCGTATCCCAACACTCGGATTTAATTGAAAAACTACATCTTTTACATCAGTATGAATTACATATTCATAATTGTTACCAATTTGATGTAATACCTGCCATATTGCTAAAAATCTGTCAACCGCAATAGACATGCGATTTTGATATACATAATTACCGGAATTATCCGGTGTGCCGATAAAGCTTACTATCCATCCTCGATTTACACATTCTTGGATAGTATTTTTATCCACATTTCCAAATATAATTAATTTGTCACCGGTAAAGCCGGATTTATCTACGCTGTTAACCCAATATTTTATTTTGTTCCAGTTATATCTATCAGAGCAACCAATTATTAAATCTTTCATGTATATAGTATATGAGCTATATTTTTAAATATCTATATTACCAACCTGCGTTTTGTATTAAATCATTGTCAATTAATTCTTTTTGACATGCAAGTATTGCTGATTTGGTGTGGGGACCTTCTCTATATTTGTTGATTATCCTTGTAGCAAATCTATCATCCATAATATAAGTTATTTTTGCTTTTGACATTATAAGACGCAGCATTGGTAATTTTCTGGTATATCTTAACCTAATATTTTTTACGTTTTGTGGTAATCCTTCTAATGACGTAAGGTACGGACTTGAACAAAAAAAATCGTCATAATGGTCCGGTGCACCATTATATAAATATTTGTTGTCCGAAACATCAAATCTTATGCCTATTTTAGGCGAACCTGCCAATGAGGTTATTCCAGAAGTCTGACAGAAGAAATATGTAACCGAATCAGGTGCACCATCAAAGTTTGTCAATGCAGGATTTTTTGAGCAATTAAATTGTCCATTAACTATTCTTGGTGAATTTTTTAACGAAGTTAATGCCTTATCATAACATAAAAAATCACCATCAACCACACCAAATTTTAATGGAATTTCTGATATTTTTACACCAAGTCTTATTTTGGCAGAGTGGTTAGAATCTGAACAAATAACATTTACAAAATTATTAGTTAATGTTGTTCTGCCTGATGTAATCTCAAAATAGTTGTGTAAAATTTTTCTGACTTCCGGAAGATTCATACCAATTTCATCTTTCATTCGCAATCCAAATTTAAATACTTGTTGGCACCCATTGCACACATAATCTTCAAAATCTTTTGACTATTTCTATGTGTCATTATACTAGCTAATCCCAATTTAGTACGATCGTCATCAGCAATTTCATCTAATAGATGAATATTTTCTTTTATAACATCCCAATCTTTTCTTAACCAAATTGGATTAGGAAAGAATCCTAATGCTTTGAACCAACGCATAATCATGTTTGGATCATGCTCAATTTTTTCTTGGGGGTTTGGACAAAACTTAATAAGTTGATTCTTAATATCTTTTACTCCGCCAAGATAATCATAAATGTTGCCATCTAGATCTAAACTTAAACTGTTAATAGTTAAATCTCTATTCTTAGCATCTTGATCCCAGTCAATAGTATGGCTGATAGATATAGTATTATTTGCTGATGTTATTCTATAGTTCAAACTAGTTACGTCAATTGTTTCGCCATTTATTTTAGCTTTAACGGTTCCGTGTATAATGCCGCCGGCATCAAACGTAATACCGGATTTATTATAGATATAAATTAATTCAGCTGGTTCGGCAGTGGTAGCAAAATCAATATCTCTTGGTGGATTTCCTATCACAAAATCACGAACGGCGCCGCCAACAACTCGTATCTCAAACCCGTATTTTCTGGTTGCTTCGATAACTTCGGTGACAGCCGGACTAAAAACTTTGCTAAAATCTTTAAAATTTATTTTCAATTTTGAGTTCTGTACCATGAATTATTTATCCATTGCTAAGATAAATATTGGGCCACATACGGCACGGAACTAATCATGACAAAACTTTGGATCACTCGGAAAAATGCAAAGACCGACTGGGAAACCCAGCGACTGTTACACGAATGCAAAACCATTGGTGTTAATGCTGATGTAGCAATTACAGATAATATCGATGTCATTGTAAATAAAGAAGACAGAAATAGTATTAGATTTAATGGATCCAAAACGTCATTACCCGATGTAGTTGTTACTAGAACAGGTAGTGGAACAGGCTATTTTTCTTTAGCGATTTTACGTCAATTAGAACGTTGTGGTGTAATGACTATCAATAACAGCACAAGCATAGATATTGTAAAAGATAAACTTCATACTCACCAGGTGCTTCACCAAATTGGTTTGCCGATTCCAAAAACAATGCTGGTAAAACATCCGGTTAATGTAGAATTGGTAGCACAACAGATAAAATTTCCATGTGTAATTAAAGTACTTTCTGGTTCATATGGGTTAGGAGTTCACCTTAGCCAAGATCCGCAGTCTTTTAAAGATTTAATGGAGTTAGTACATAGTTTGAATAGTGAGTCGCATTTATTAATTCAGGAATATGTTGACCATAAAGCAGGGCAAGACCTTAGAATAATTGTAATAGGTGATAGATGCTTAGGAGCCATGCTTCGAAAAAATAACGATGGCGGATTTAAAGCTAATATTTCCAGAGGTGGTGAGGCTCTACCATTTAACCTAACCACCGAAATAGAATCTATCGCATTACAAGCAGCTTCTACACTTGGGTTAGAAATTGCAGGTATCGATTTACTTTTTGATAAAAACGGATTCAAAATTTGTGAGGCAAATTCTGCCCCCGGATTTTTTGGTTTTGAACAAGCAACTGGTATTAACGTAGCCAAAGAAATTATTGATTATTGTTTGAGCAGAATTAATACTCAAAGAAAATAAAAATAATTGAGTATTAGAAATTGCGGATTAAATCTATTGGACCAAATATATTTGCAGAAAATAAATTACTAATTGATTCAAAAAGTAAATTAGCAAATAGCCTTCATATAGAAAGAATTATATCTGGTGTAAATGACATAAGATTGTTTATGAATAATCAATCAACTAAAATTTTATTTAAGAAATTAGGCAGAGAACATGCTGATGGGCAATTTGATTTTGATAATAATACAATTGAAATTGATCCAAGAAGACATCATGTAAGATCGATATTAAGTACAATATGTCACGAAATGGTTCATGCTGAACAATTTAATAATGGCATACTACAAGCTAAAGCAATTAATAAACGTACTTCTATTTTTTATTGGAAGGATAGCAATGGTACAACAGAATTTAATTCCGGATCAATGTTAAAGAACAAGAAATATAAAGAATTACCATGGGAAGCCGAAGCTTACGCAAGAGAACCATTGATAGTACAAGCCGTTTATCACCTATGAACGGTTTAATTAGCCAGGACATGTAAGATACATAGATCTAATACAAAATCGTCCATCAATGATTGTTTAAACTTACCGGACTCGATCTTTTTATAGTTTTCAGTAACGGTTTTTCTCAAAGTTTCAGCAAACTCAAATATATCTGCTTCATACATCATTGCTTTTTTTGTAGCAATGATTTCGCACGTGTCTTTAAAAAGGGCGGAGCTAATAATAACCGTAAGTTCTTGCCATTTAAGCTCAACTCCGTTTTTTAATACTTTGGCAATTTCAGTTGGCAGATCCGATTCTGTAAGTGGCATTTTTATACCTATTAAATTGCTTCGCCCATTACACGTTTGCAACGCAAGCACTTAACCTCTCGTGTAGTTGTCCAGTCCGCTTTATTCCACCTTGTAGCATCTTTACCACATAAAGATTTGTTCGTCTCCTTGATTATAACATGAGAATGTGTAAGATAACTACTAGCTACTTTGTGTATTGTGTATTTTATTTCGTGAGTTTTATCCGAGATTTTGTGCATTAGAATCCGTACAAATTTGCTGATTATGGATGATCTCAACAGCCATATCTTTCCAAAGCAGGGTTAAATCCTTATTTCGTCCCTATCTTCGGGCTCAATAACAAAGTCCGCGCCCGGGTTTGCATCAACAAAAGCACGGGCAGCGCGTTCAGCCAGAGATTCATCCAAAAAGTTATCCAAAACGTGCCAATTGGAGATATTTTCTGGATTCATTGCAACATGTACTTTATAAGTCATTATGCATCCTTAATTTAGTTTTGCTTGAATTACAACTGAATAATAGCATCGAACGATGTTATGTCAACCAAAATATTACAAAAATTAACAATTTTCAATGAATTGACATTAATTATGTAAATTCAACATAATACGAGCATGTTATATTTTCTGGCAATTATTTTTCTTGCATTGTACTTTTCAGGTGAGTTACGTACTCCGGTACGATCTGGAGTATGGTTGCTGATTCTATTTTTAATCTTTATGGCGTAGCCCGCTCAGCGGTAATGCGCTACATAATTTTGGCAAGTTCATTCCAAATAAACGTAACCATAATAGAACCTACATTAATAATTGGCACTAATATAATTACAGCAAGCACCAACAATGCGATAAATGCTCGTATATAATTACCTGTCGACATAGGTACATTATCCAATTGATCCTGACAATGATTACGCTGTACTAGCAAAGATAACAAATCACAAAACAAACAAGCCCACTTCTTTCCGGCTTGCATTTCCAGCGCAACATGCATTGATATTGTAGTGTTCATAACACCGAACAGAATTGCACATAGCAACTCATCAAATTGTAAGCCTATTGTTTTGAAATATGCTAGCATCATCTGTTCCTAAATTAGGTATACAATATTTACCATCACATAGAAATCAAAATATTTAAAAAATAATATTGAATAATGCCGCCTATATCCAACAACATAGATAAATAAGAACGTTAGCAAAAAGATACGTGAAGTATATGAGCTATCATAAAAATATATAGGAAAAATATAATGGCATTAAATTTAAAAGAAATTCAAGCAAAACTAAGAGAACAACAAGAGCGCAAAGATAATAGAGGTAAGAACACCTTTATAAGCGACAACGCAGTTTATCCTTTTTGGAACAACCCAGATGGCACTACTGCAACAGCAAGATTCCTTCCAGATGGTAACGAAAAAAATGATTTCTTCTGGGAAGAGAATCTAGTTATTAAACTCCCATTTAACGGTATTAAAGGTCAAGTAGATAATCGACAAGTAGAAGTTAAGGTTCCGTGCATGGATATGTGGACACCTAATTCTTGTCCGATATCAGCTGAGATTCGTCCTTGGTGGAAGGATAAGCAACTTGAAGATCTTGCACGCAAGTACTGGCGCAAGAAGAGTTATATTCTACAAGGATTTGTTCCATCAAATCCTAACCCGGAAGATACAACACCTGAGAACCCAATTCGTAGATTTATTATCAACCCAAGTGTGTTTGATAAGATCAAAGCAATTCTAATGGACCCGGATCTAGCATTTAGCCCGACTGATTATCAAAATGGTTATGATTTTTATATTCGTAAGACTACAAAGGGCAAGTATGCAGATTATGATACAAGTTCATGGTTGAAGAGTGCAGTAAGCGGTATGACAAGTCGTCCACTCAATCAAGACGAAATGTCTGCAATTGACAAGTTTGGTTTATTTAAACTTAACGACTTTTTACCTAAGAAGCCAGATCAGAAGCAACTTGAAATTATTATGGAAATGTTTGCTGCTAGTGTTGATGGTGATCCGTATGATCCAGAACGCTTTGCTCAATACTATAAGCCGGCTGGTTTGAAGAATTATGATAATGTAAAGACTGCTGACGAAGATACTGTCGCAGCACCAGTAGCACCTTCTGCAGGTGTATCATCTATTCTTGAAAGAGCAAAAGCTTTTACATCTGTAGAAACTGTTGTTCCGGCAGTAGGTGACAAGCCAAAAGGCCAAACTCCCGAAGAGATAATTGCGGCGATTCGCGCTCGTCAATCAAAGTAATTAACGCTTAAAGCTACCGACCTTGTTAGAAATAGCAAAGGTCGGTCGCATTTTTGTGGAAAAAACTGCAATGATCGAATCGATAATAAAAATAATAAAGGAATCAGCATGAGGCCGATAGATTTAAGTAAATTTAGAAAAAGTTTAACAAAAAGTATTGAGGGATTAACGGTCGGATTCAATGATCCTACTGATTGGGTTTCTACAGGAAACTATACATTGAACTACTTAATTAGTGGAGATTTTAAAAAAGGTATTCCGCTAGGTAAAGTATCTATGTTTTTTGGGGAATCGGGATGTTTGCCCGAGTCTGCTAAAGTAAGAATTTGTATCAAAAATAAAGAATTAATGGAAATTAAAGAGGTTACCGTAAAAGAATTAAAGAGTCTTTGGGATTCGAATCAATTTGATATAGAAATTGATACACCTGACGGATTTCAAAAAATAACACATTGGTTTAATAAAGGTGTTTTGCCGATGGTAGAGATATCAACCGCATCAGGTTTGTCAACTAGGTGTGCAACAAATCATTTATTACAAAATCAAGATCAATGGATACCAGCCGGACAAATAGTTGTTGGTGATAGTTTACTAACTGAAAAGTCAATTAATGACGAAGTTACACTTGTTACCGAAATAACACCAGAATATTGTTATGATTTTACCGTTGATCATTCCAATCATAGATATTGGGGAGATAGATTTTCTAGTCACAATAGTGGCAAAAGTTATATTTGTTCTGGCAATATAGTAAGAAATTGTCAGTTAGCCGGAATCTATCCGGTTATCATAGACACGGAAAATGCACTCGATGAGTCTTGGTTACAGGCATTAGGTGTAGATACCTCGGAAGGCAAAATGCTGAAACTAAGCATGAGTATGATCGACGACGTAGCTAAAACAATTAGCACATTTATGAATGATTACAAATCATTACCTGAAGGTGAAAGACCTAAAGTTCTCTTCATTATTGACAGTCTTGGAATGTTATTAACTCCTACTGATGTAAATCAATTTGATGCAGGTGATCTTAAGGGAGATTTAGGCAGAAAACCAAAGGCATTAACTGCATTGGTCAGAAATTGTGTGAATATGTTTGGTAACTACAATGTAGGTATGGTATGCACCAATCATAGTTATGCATCAATGGATCCGTATAATCCTGATCAAATTTCTAGTGGTGGTGCCGGTGCGGTGTATGCAGCGAGTATTGTTGTTGCAATGAAGAAACTGAAACTCAAGGAAGATGAAGACGGTAATAAAACATCTGAAGTATTAGGTATTCGAGCAGGATGCAAGATAACTAAGACAAGATACAGTAAACCATTTGAAGACATACAAATTCAAATACCATTCTCCACGGGAATGAATCCGTATTCAGGAATGTTTGACATGCTTGAATCAAAAAAATTGATTACTAAGGATGGAAATCGTTATGTTTATACTGACTTAGCTGGCAAAGAACATAAGTATTTTCGTAAGGAATGGAATCGTAACGAAGATGGTATCTTCGATTTAGTTATGAATGAGTTTTCAGCAAAAGAAAAACTTAAGACACCGACTGTAATTGGTGCAGATTTAGACGAGGAATAATATGATTGATACAGATAGCACTCTTCTGTTAGATATTTGGAGAGCAGTTGAAGACTTTATACCAAATAATAAGAAAGATGACGTAGCAGAAACTATTGTTGCTCTTTTTATTGATGCAGATGTTGATAAAGCTTTCTTCAATGAGATCATTGGTGAAGATCGTCATATTGATAAAGCAATTGCATTATTAACTGAAGACGATGAAGAACCTGAAGAGGAAGAAGACGATTATTAAGTTCACATACAATGTGGTATAAGAAAGTAGTAAAAGACTTGTCTGAACTACCAGCAGCATTAGATTTTTATTCCAATGAACTGGTAGCAGCAAGTGCAGAAACAAAAATTGCCGGTAATTTAGAGAAAAACGCACAAGAACTTGGTGGCGTGATGAGTTATAGGTTTGACCAACTTCAAGAAATCGAAGCCATACTAAAATATCTAAACATTCAATACGATAGATTGCGAAGTGGCGAGTATAAAAAATTTACCGAACATTACAATCGAGACTTAGCGGATAGAGCAATAGAAAAATACATCGACGGTGTCCAAGATATTGTTGATATGCAAGTTATGATAAATGAAGTTGCGTTAATACGAAATCGATACTTGGCTGTAATCAAAGGTCTGGATAACAAGTCTTATATGTTGGGTCACATCGTTCGGCTTAGATGTGCAGGACTCGAAGATATTCAGATGGAAACAAAAAAGTAATTTAAATAAAAAGAAGAAATAATGTCAGACATTTGCACAATAATAATAGAGGACGAATGCAACATAAAACTCCAAGGATTGGATTTGGGTGCAAGAAAATCTTGTAGTAACGCTGTTAAGTTTTTTATACCTGAGGCCAGATACAGCCCTAGCTTCAAACTTGGGAGGTGGGACGGTACCAGAAGCTTTTGTACAATTGGTGGGAGATCGTATCTAAACATACTTGATAAATTGCTGCCTGTTGTTCAATCACACGGATATCAAATAGAAATTGAAGATCTTAGGACACCGCGTGATTTTAATTTTGATGCAGTTGATGAAGAATATCTATCTCACCTAACGTGGCCTGAAGGACATAGAGCTGAAGGTCAACCAATCAAACTTCGTGACTATCAAGTTAGTTTAATTAACGATTGTTTAAATAATTTACAAGGTCTTAGTATTGCACCAACTGCTGGCGGAAAGACCATTGTTTCGGCTGTATTAAGTATGAAGGCTGAGAAGTACGGTAGATCAATTGTAATTGTTCCTAATGTTAATTTAGTTCAACAAACTGAAGAAGATTATCGAAATCTTGGATTAGATGTAGGTGTGTTGTATGGAAATCGTAAAGAGTATGATAGAACACATACTATTTGCACCTGGCAGAGTTTAAGTATCCTGGATAAGAAGAATAAAGACCATTTAGATGACGATCAATTAGATATATTCCTCGATGGTTTGGTTTGTGTTATGACAGATGAATGCCATCAGGTGAAGGATGCTAACGTTGTCCATACTCTTCTTACAACTACATTTGCAAACATTCCTATTAGGTGGGGATTAACCGGAACATTACCGGAGGAAGAATATAAGCAATATAGTTTGATCAGCGCAATTGGGCCTGTTATTGGTGTGTTAACTGCACGAGAACTTCAAGAAGCCGGACATATTGCAAATTGCGATATAACAATTTACCAAACACAAGAAGTAGAGAAGCACGGAAATTACCAAGCAGAACTTAAATTCTTAGTAACTGATGAAAAGCGATTAAATTGGTTGGTATCTAAAATAAATGATATTTCTAAAACAGGTAATACCGTTATTCTTGTTGATAGAATACCAACTGGGCAAGCATTAGAAGCTCTGATACCGGGTAGTATCTTTGTAAGTGGCAGCATGAAAGCAGATAAGCGTAGAGAGCATTATAAAGAAATCAACATAGAAGAAAATCGAGTTCTTATTGCAACATATGGGTGTTTGTCAACAGGTATTAGTATTAATCGTATTTTCAATCTAGTATTGCTAGAAGCAGGCAAGTCGTTCACTCGTGTTATTCAGAGCATTGGTAGAGGATTGCGTAAGGCTGATGATAAGGACCATGTTCGTATATCAGATATTTCAAGTGTGTGCAAATTCAGTAAACGTCACATGCTAAAGCGCAAAGACTTTTATAAGAAGGCAAAATATCCGTTCAAAATAGAGAAAGTTATTTATTAAGATATTGTTTGAGAGCAGAGTACATCTTCGTTGCTTCTAGCACTGTGATGATGTTTTCGCTAACTGATTTTGGTCCGCTAAGAGTAATTTTAACTCTTGGCTGACCATCTTCAGTTGTCTCTTCTATTGATATTTCAATTTCGTTACCAAGTTCGTTTGTGAACTTACATTCAATTGACTTGTTAGCTTGTTCTAAAAGAGTAATAATTTTTCGCATATGTTCTGAACTCATTAAATATTTATCAAATATGCTCACTAAATAACTTCATGCGTATGTTATTTGAAGCAGTAGAAATGCCTATTGATCGAGCATTGAGTATCTTCCAACTTTCAAGAGAAAGTCTTTCATCAATATCCGCTGATGATTTAAAAATGCAATGGAAGAATATGATGAAGATGTATCATCCTGACAATCCAGATAATCATAATAAGTCGGTTGATGTTGGGTTAATTAATGCAGCGTATGATTCTATTAGAAAAGCCAAAGAGAACACAATAGTCAGACAACCATTACATTATACTCCGCCGGCCTCGCAATATACACCACCTTCAAAACCAACAACTCCTAAGATCTATAAGTTTGATGTTGTATTAAGTTTTGATTTGAATTTAAGATCAAGAGAAGTTGTATCTTCATTTAGATCATGGCTGGAAGCGAGGCAATTTATTTCGATAAAGTATCCTTATTTCAAACCAATTGATGAATCAGTAGAAGTAGCAAATAGAATTTACTCAGATGGTAGAATGTATATTTCCATCAAAACTAACAGTAAGTGAACAAAACCAAAACTATTTTTAGTAACCACATGAAATACTTGATAAGTATTATTCATAATGAAGATACTTACAGAAAATAACATAAGCTACGATTTAAATCAAATACCAGATGCTGTAGATGACATACGATATTGTGTTCTAGATTATAGTGATCAAAACAATGTTGATTATTTTTTTCTACCACTTGTGTTCTTAGAAAGTTTTAATAGTCCGTGTGTTGATCTACGCATAGGAAATTATAGCCTACAGATGCCACTTGATTGGAGTGTTATAATAGGCGATGTTAACTCTGGTGATTTAGAAGTTATGCCATTGATTTATTTGAATGATAAAGACTTTGACGTATATACATTCAATCCAATATCAGGCTATATGCCAAGTTTCTTAAAATTAGAAATTGTAAATATTTGGCCAGATGTTAAATGGTATTTTCCTAAATTAAAGAACGGAAACCTTTTATCGGTGCCGTTAAGCGGCGGCCATGCACCTCTTTGTTCATTCTTTGTAAAAGATACAAATAAACTTCCGGAACAAATTGACATTCGTAAATTATTCTAAAATACTTAGGTGTAAAGAAGGAATAGTAAAATGACAAATCTAGTTCACAAACCACAACGTAACACCCCAGAACGTGCAGAAATGCTTCGTTTGCGTAGACTAGAGCAATTAGCACGCGGATCTCTTGCATATAAAGAAGAAAATTCAAATAATCATGTTAATAGCCGATCCTATTACAGATCGGCTATTAAAGCATTAAAGAATAACGAAGCTAATTAAGCTTCGTTAGCCTTTCTATAAACATCGTGATGATGTTGAACCATATCTTTGTGCATTTGAGCTAACTTCTTATCACCGTTTGCTCTGGCTTCAGACGCTTTTGTCTTATGCCATTCTCTCATACCACGATGAAACTTTGCTTCGGGTGGAGAATCTTTAGTTAGTTTTGGTGCAGCTTCGTATGCAGATTCAAGCAAATGTTTAACCTTATTGTTAACCATTTGAATAAATGCTTCGTCAATTTCATCTGATTCAACCAATTGTTTTGTTGAAACGCTTTCCATTAAATTAATAATTTTTCTAATATCTTCTGTTGACATAATTATTTCCTTAAACTCTTGGTTTGCTGCGAACATGTGCAGCTAAGTGATTTGATGCATTTACTGCATCATCAAAATTATCATGTGATCCAACATGCATACCATGAACTGATACAGAGTGTCTGTGATTATCATAATGAGGGTGTATTTGAATGCCCGAGTTACTATCATTTTCATAATGGCTAGGTGTTATACTAGGTCTTCCATTTTGGTCAAGTGTCGGTGAACCACTTCCGGGAACTACAGTATGATTTGCTGCTGGAAAATGGTTAAAGGCTGCTTTTTTGAAATGATCATTGCTGCTACGACGACTAAGATCAATGTTACTTGGATAATATTTAGAATCGCCATCATCTTCATCTAATACTTTTCCACCAACAGCAGGATGACTGTTAACATGATTGATGAATTCGGCATCAATTTCATCTGATTCATCAATTACAGAAGCTGATTTAATAGCAGGATGACTGTTAACATGATTGATGAATTCGGCATCAATTTCATCTGATTCAAATAAATGAGCCGGTGCTCCGTGTACATTACCTTCTAATAAAGTAATCAGTTTTCTCATATGTTCGGTACTCATGTCATCTCCTAAAGATTGCTAAATTATATTTATGCCAAAAAGAAAAACCTCTTTGATTTAAATCAAAGAGGTTTTTTGAGTCTGCATTGTAAAAGGGGAGTTACATGCTGAACTTAAAGGGTTTGTATAACTGCACTACCAGGTGTAGTTAATGTAGTACCGGTCGGATACCAAGTATAATTATTACCTAAGAAAGTAGTAACCGTATGGTTAAAAATAACTTGAGCATATTCAACAGTTGAACTATTGTAACCCTGTACTGTAACATTGGCTTGACCTGCTTGAGTTAAGGGACCATTCACTAATGTAACCAACCCAGGTGCAACTCCGGCTGGATTAGTTACTGACATTGCTTGATAGATGCTATTTGCTGTTTGTTTAATAAAATATCCATCAGTTCTTACTTGTGTGTCGAATGGCAACCAAACTGAGCAGGCTAAAGCTTGTCCAGATGAACTGGTATTCCCGATGAATACTTTTTTAATAGGTCTTCCGATGGCACATCTCCTTAAAGATTTTATTGTTAAATGTATTTATCGTTTATTATAATAAATTGGCGGTTCGCGGATCTGGAAATCCCAAACGTTCTATAATTGAGGAAATTACAGCATGTCAAATCATTATTATGTCTATCATCTGATAGATCCTAGAACAAATTTACCTTTTTATGTTGGTAAAGGGAAAGATAACCGAGCTTGGTCTCATCTCACTGAAACGTTCTGTAAATCAAATCCTGATAAATCTTATCAAATTATCGAAATTAGAAAAGACAACTATGAACCAATAGTTACTATATTACAGTCAAACCTGGGTGAACAGGAGGCGTTTGATTTAGAAGAATTTGAAATTAGGAAATATGGTCGACGGATAGACGGTGGCATTTTAACAAATTTAACATTTGGTCAAATAGGTGGAGATACCAGCCGATTTTTTACAGAAGAAACTTATCGAAAACTCAGAGAGGCAAATAGAGGCGTTAAAAATAGTTCGTCTAAGTTAACCGAGAAACAAGTTATTGAAGTGTATCATTCTACATTATCATCGGCAAAATTGAAAGAGAAATATGATATAGGAAATGATACAATTTATGGTATAAAAAAGGAAAATATTATAAGGATATAACACAATTTATAAAAGAAGGTCCGGGACTAAATGACGAAGTTAAAAACAAAATAAAACCTAAATTGTTAAAATCGGTGATCGTTAATATGTATTTGTCAGAAGGTTATATATCAGATTTAGCAAAATTGTTTGGTGTTAAAAATTCAATGATAGTCAATATAAAACAAAGAAGAACACACAAAAATATTACAAATGATTTGGGTCCAGCGGGAGTATATTGGTCAGGCGAATTATCACCTCAAATAATAAAGGATATCTGTGAATCAACCAGGTCGGTTGCGGAGTTAGCCAAAAAATACGGAATAGTGGATAATACCGTTCGATATGTCAGAAAGAAACATGGCTCAGTTATTCCAGTGAAAACTCAACGACAACCACTTACAAAAGAACAAGTTATCGAAATATATCATTCAACCTTGTCGCTAAAGGAACTAAACGACAAATTTGGAACCGACAATCACGCAGTTATTAAAATAAAACAAAAAATTAGATTCAAAAATTATATATTTGATATATCTGAACCTCCTGGCATATGTAGAAAATACATAAAGCAGAAAGTATAATCACAATATGATAGAAAAGAAGAAATTAGATTTAGCTGCAACCTTCAATGCATTGGATATAGGCGATAGAAATTACTATAATTCATTATCAGATGAAGATAAAAAGCTATATGCTCCGATTGTTTTGATGAGATTTATGAGTAGTTTATCAGACCAAAGCTCTCAAAAGGAATATGCAGTAATAGCGGTAAATGAATTGGTTAATATAAATTTTTGGTCCTTATCTAAGTTTCCGGATTTACAACACCTATTGTTATGTTTAACTGGTACTGGAAAAAGAAAACAATACAGACCCTGGATTCCAAAAAAAGGTAGTAAATCTTCATTTGAAGAGATTGATAATTTTTTACTTGAACTACATCCAGAAATGAATAAGGACGAATTGTCTATTTTGAAAAGTCAATTTGACAGTCAGTCGTTTAAACAGTTATTATTAGATTCTGGTATAAGTGATAGTAGAGTTAAAACATTAAATGATGAATTTAAGAAATATTTAAAGAATGAATCAGTGTGAATTTTGCAGTAGATCATTTCATAATGAAAAAAACTTAATCAATCATTCGTGTGAAAAAAAACGTAGATGGTATAGAAGGGATGATCCGGAAATCAGAATAGCATTTCTGGCCTGGAATAGATTTTATGAACTTAGCACCAATCAAAAGGGTGCAAAAGCAAAACGTTCTTTTATGGATTTTTTAAATAGTTCATTTTATTCAGGTTTTGTTAAATTTGGAAAACACATTATTGATTGTAATGTGATTAATCCGCAAAGATTTATTGATTATGTAATAAAAGGAAATATACCACTAGACTCTTGGTGTAATGATACCGTATATGAGCAATATGTTCGAGATTATACAAAGACTGAAGCACCTGAGGATGCATTAGAAAGAATGATACTCTTAATGCAACAATGGAGTATGCAAACAGGCGAATCCTGGAATGATTTCTTTAGAAAAATAAATCCAAATTTAGCAATGCAATGGATGAAATCTGGTAGAATATCTCCTTGGGTTTTGTATAATGTAAACAGTGCCAATGATTTTTTAGAACGATGCAGTCCTGAACAAATTGGTATGATAACTAAGTGGGCGCCAAATGCTAGTTGGCGAATTAAATTTAATAAGAATCCTGAAGGTGTTAAATTTATCAAACAAACATTGCAGGCAGCAGGAGTGTAAAATGGGAACATTAAATCCAAGAAGAAGAGTTGATCCAAATAGAGTTAAAGTAATATTAGAATCTCGGCGTGAAGTTCTTAATGAACAGTATGGATCTGAAGAAATAATTAATAACGTTGAATCCGACGAAGAGAATATGTATTCAAATAACAGACCGGCGCCACCAAAAACAGTAAAAGAATATGATCCAATTCCTCGGTTAAATAAAAAAGGAATGTTTACCGACGTTGTGATCAATGGTGTCGCAATCCAAATTGTTGATCCAGCATTTGTATTACAATTACAAAATCTTATCAATATGCAAACAAAACGTTTAAATGATCTCACAAATACGTTAAGAAATGTAAGAAGTTTGGGTGATAAGCATGTTCGAGAAATTACAGAACTTCGTAGACAATTAGCTAACAAAGTAAATTTAAGTGATAGTCAATACTGAAGAAGTTCTAGATTATTATGGCATTAACGCATTTGATAGCTGGATGGAAAGTAGGCGATCTATTTAGAATAAGAGATCCAAATTATTTAGAACCGACATGGTTACATTGCAAAATTACTGAGATACTTCCGGATAATATCTTTTATCATATATACGAATATGAAAATTTACCACGACGTGAATATGTCACAATTTATAATTTGTATTCACTGCATGGTGATTATATCCTTGAGAAATTAGATATGGATGAAATTCAATTAAGGTTAACGGTAAATGTTTAATAGAGGAGATGTTGATATTGACCTCTCAGATAGGGATCGAGCATTAATTGGTTTAAAGCACACTGCATCAAGTATTATTACTAAAAATGAAATTAAAAAACACAACACAGGTGTGTATTTTCACCAAGTACCAATTGACCCGGTAACTGGTGCGTGTAGTATAGATTATCAAGATGCAAAAGAGGCAAGATTTTATAAAATCGATCTACTTAATGTAAATGTGTATAAAGATGTAAGGGATGAAGACCATTTAATTAAGCTTATGACTACACCTCCTGATTGGAAAAAATTATACAATAAAGAATATTTTTCAAAATTAATTCATATTGGTAATCATTATGATATTCTTTGTAAAATGCCAGAACCATTAGATTCGATTGATAGAATGGCAATGTTTTTGGCGATAATCAGGCCCGGCAAAAAAGAGTTAATCAATAAAACTTGGGATGAAATTTCAAAAACAGTATGGCTGAAAGATCTAAACTCAAAAAACTACGCATTTTCTAAGGCACATGCGATCGCATACGCGCATCTTCTTATTGTACACATGAATTTAATAAACCAACAAGATGGTCAACAACTGTGACTTATCAGGTTGGAAAATTCAATAATTGACTTATACTTTTAAGTAGGAGAATATACATGACCGTACAAAAATTAAACTTGAAGTCTGAAACTAATATTTTTGGTACAACTGTAAAGTTAACGAATAAAAGTAAGTCTAAATCCTGGACACTTGCAGAGAATCTACCATTTGACCCAATAGCAAAAAACAACAAAAAGTTGGAGAACGGTTATCTCTTTAGATATCCAAATGCAGATTTAAAAAATGTATCGACTGCATTATCACACCTTAATCAGGTAGATGATTACAATATTCAATTTACCCATGATTCAAAAGAGGATAGGCATACAGGGTATGTTCGAATTGCTGATCCATATGATGCACAATTCTTTGCATTGCGTAATCTTGAAAATTGGCAAAAATGGAGCGATCAGCTCGAAGCTGAAGAGATTGAATCAGCAGAAAAAGTTAAAGAATCAAAAGTTACTGTACATGATGATGGCAGAGTAACAATTGATGTTGAAGTAGATACTCTCGGTGATTAAATTGGCGCGCGGATAATGGAACATATAAAAGAATGGTTTTATGGTAAGTTAGACGAAGATGAACGTATTATTACTGTAGGACCAGTCGAAACAGATATTCATTATGAAGATGCTATTTGTCATGTTCTGGATGGTAATCATGATGCATTAGAAAACGCAAAGCTTATATGTGCTATACCCCACCTACAACAAGTTAGATTAGCACTGGAGGATTTGGTTAAGCAATTTGGGAAATTTGAAGAAAGTGAGAATAAAAATCAAGCCGATGCTTATTACAATTTGGTAAAATACGCTCAAACTAAATGGGAGACTGCTAAACAAGCTCTTATAGATCTAGAAAGAAAGCTAAACGATACATGATGACAATCTTTATTTTATTATTGGCAATAACAGGTATATTGTTCATTGCTACTGTTAAGAAAGAAAATAATAAAGATGAGTCAGAAGGCTATATCATGTTACTGATGTTTTTTCTTGCTCCAGTCTGGATTATATTTTTGGTTTGTTGGATTATACCGGTAAAAGTGATTACAATTTTAGCTGTATTTGGATTTATCGTCTGGATAGCATCTAAATAAATATTATCTAATTATTGAAAACTTTTACTAGCTCATAGGACGAACTAATATAATTGTTCGTCTTTTAATTCTCTTACTTACAAGGTCCCGCATATTAACACTTGGACCTTGAATAATAGTTGTTTCTTTTCGTGAGAAAGTTTTAAGATTTGCTTTGAATTGTGCAAATCTATCTTTCAAAAATAAATTTATTGGTATTTGTCTATTTGACCCCCACCAATATTCTTCCCCACATTCTAAAAAGTCTTTTTTCATTTGATCTGTGAATGTATTGTCTATCACATACATACTCACGAAGGATGAATCGGCATGCTGGATGATACCCAAATACTCTTGATTCAAATAAGATATAACTGTAAGAAACGGAAAACGTTCTTGTAATACACTGTTGGTTTTTGCCATTAAACCTATTTATACCAGATTTTTGACCAGGCAACGTAAAGTGAACTACCGCTGAGCAAGCCGCTGAACAAGCTCTAGCGGGCTTGCGGCGCGAACTAAATATAGCATGACCGCCAATAAAAAACAAATTAAACAAATTGAGAATATTATAAAAAGTCATTTTAATATAGGCGACTATATTATAAGAAGATCTGGGTCTGTTGAAATTACTAAGGGTGGATTGCATATTAAACGTGATTCTCCATATTTTAGCAAATTACCAGTTCGTTTTTTAAGTTGTGTAGGAAGTTTTAATATATCAGAATCCGATATATCCTCGTTAGACGGATGCCCAGCTGAAGTAAACGGCAATTTTTATTGTAATGGAAATGGTAAAATTAAAACTTTGGCTGGCGGACCAAAAATAGTCACCGGAGTTTATGATTGTTCAAAAACCAGCATTACAAATTTTGAAAATGGCCCAGATAAAGTTGGCACTTTATATTGCCACGATGCCGGATTAACAAATTTAAAAAATGCTCCAACAGTTTCAGACAGTTTTATTTGCACGAGATGTAACATAACAAGTCTCGAAGGAGTTCAAGACAAAATATTTAATAGATTTAATGTATCTGACAATAGATTAGAAAATTTTATAGGTGGCCCTTCCAAAGTAATGGACTATATAGCAAATTATAATCCTCTTACAAGTATAGAAGGTGCACCTATCGAAGTTACCAATATTTTTGATATCACCAGCAACGATAGATATCTTATATCACTTAATTTTCCTAAAGAATTTCATTATGGGACTATTATAGTTAAATATCAAAAAAATTTACATGTGTTACCTTTATTACGCCTACCTAAGTTTATAATAGATAACAGAACAGTTGAAAAAATTATAAAAGATTGCCAATTAATCAAACCATTCAAACAAGCTGTGTTAACATGTCAGAAAATGTTAATAGATGCAGGTTTTGTAGGCAATGCCTCATGGTAAAAATAAAAGAATATTTTGAAATAGGTAATTATACAATCAAAGATGGATTGATTAATACTGATTCTAATGTTTTATTAATCAAGAAAGTTAAAAAACTACCAGTTCAATTCGGTCATGTTGGTGGTAAGTTTAATTGTTATGATAATAAACTCACTTCTTTGGAAGGAGCTCCTCAAACAGTTAGTGGTACTTTTTCTTGTTCTAATAATAAACTCACCTCTTTAAAAGGCGCCCCAAAATCGGTTGGTGGTAATTTTTATTGTTCTAGTAATAAACTTACTTCTTTAAAAGGAGCTCCGCAAACACTTAGTGGTTATTTTGATTGTTATAATAATCAACTCACTTCTTTAGAAGGGTCTCCAAAATCAGTTGGTGGTGGTTTTTATTGTCGTGATAATCAACTCACTTCTTTAGTTGGGAGTCCAAATGAAGTTGGTGGTGATTTTTATCTTACTTGGATAAAAAATCTACCATTACTCCAATTGGTGAGATACAAAAGAATAGAAACATACAATGATCAAATAAATGAGATCATAAACAAATATTGCAATCATAAGCCATTAAAAGAAGCCATTTTATTATGTCAGAAAGAACTAATAGATAACGGTTTTATAGGTAACGCATCGTGGTAAATATCAGATGGCAACTGTTTTTCTATATCAATTTAAGGAATACATTCAACTTGTTAAGGCGGATACCAATTCTCCGAATATTAATTACCCAATGATTCAATATGACATAAAAGTTTACAAAGGTGTAACAAACACAATAGATTTTGTGATTAGAAACATGGATCGCAAACCAATCAACCTAGTTGATTATCAAATCTCTGCTATTATACAGACAGTTGATGAAGCAAATTACGGCACACAAGAAATAATTTTGACAAAAGATGTTATTATTGTAGATGAACAATTGGGTAAAGCAAGATTAATATTAGAACCGGAAGATATTGAAATGTGGAACACCGGCGGCTATCAATATAGTATTCAATGCATCGATGGCCAAGGCAATCAAACATATTTTTATACCGATATAAACAAGTCGGCGGTTGGACAATTTACCTTATATGAAGGTATGCAACGGAGTTTGCAACCTGCATTAGAACTAATAGCAAATGATATTAATGTCGATGAAATAAACGACATTGTTACCGAACAACAATTACGTAGAGATAGATCGCACTGTGCGGGACATTTTACTCCGACACCGATCGGAGATTATGGTATAATATGGACAACCGGTTCATTAGAAGGTGATTCTCAGTCACAACGTGCAAATGGAACACACACTATTGCGGTATATACTCATAATTTTACAGGTAAATTTTGGATACAAGCTAGCTTAACAAACGAAGCGCCGCAACCGAGCGATTGGTTTAATGTGCCAATAGGAGCAACTGGCAATGACTGGTGGGATTTTACGCCAGATGAAAGAATTAGACAATTTACTTTCTTTGGTAATTATTATTGGGTTAGATTTCAATATCAAGAAGATCCTGTGAACATTGGTAAATTCAAAAAAATATTGTATAAGAATTGATAGTTTGCAGGCAATGCACTTTTAAATATATTTTAGCTATACCAATCAATTACACTATGATTAATGAACTCGTTAATACACAATATGGTAGGAGAACACCTACCAATAAAAAGAAGAAAATCTCCTCGTAACTGGTTAATATTTGATGCACCTTGCTGTCACCATAGAGGACATAACAAAGATACTCGTTCTAGAGGCAATTTACTATTCAGTCCAGATGGTTCAATAGTTTATAATTGCTATAATTGTGGATTCAAAGTTTTATATAAACCAGGTACAGGTTTAACTAAAAAATTTGAAGACTTGATGCACTGGTTTGGTATCGATCAAAGCAAAATACAAGCAATTAAGTTAAACCTATTACAAGATAAAGTAGATGGCGTAGAAGGCGAAATTACTTTCAGCGATCTACTTTTTACCAATGAGTTTCCTGAGGTAGAATTACCTTTAGGTGCAACCCGCATAGAAAATCTAATAGGCGAGATAGAAGATACAAATTTCTTATCAGTAATAGATTATCTAAATAGTCGCGGATCAGTAGTTGCTAATAATTGGGATTATTATTGGACTCCAAATGAAAAAACAAAATATGCAATGAATAAGAGATTTATCATACCATTTTTACATCATAATAAGATAGTAGGATGGACTGCCAGATATGCAGGTGCAACACCTCCAGGAATTACACGATATTACAATAGTTCTATACCAGAGAATTATTTGTTCAATTCTGATCAAATAACATCACGATATGATAGAAAATATGTAATACTGGTCGAAGGTCCATTAGACGCAATTGCAGTAGATGGTGTTGGGGCATTAGGAAGCACTGTTACAACTAAACAAGTAGCCTGGCTGAATAGTTCTGGTAAAGAAATAATAGTAGTACCAGACAGAGAATTAAAAAATCAAGATTTAATAGATACGGCATTGACACAAAATTGGTCAGTTAGTTTTCCTGAGTGGGAAGACGGCATTAAAGACTGTGCAAAAGCGACTTCTAGGTATGGCAGACTATATACTTTGAAAAGTATAATAGAATCAAAAACAACGAATTCATTAAAAATTAATATCAAAAGAAAAATGTTTAAGGAATAAGAATGGCTAAAGAATTTGAAAGCAAAGATTATAATGAAGCAAAACAAAAATTACTAATTGACATATTATTAAGTAGTGAAGACGTATTTTCTCGTTGTCAGAATATATTAAGTGACAAATATTTTGTTAACAAGTTTAGGCCCGCAGTAAGATTTTTATTAAAATATGCCGATGAATATAGAGTTCTACCAAAAGTTGAACAGATAAATGCAGAATCTGGTATCGAATTTAATTTAATTGAAAATATAACAATTCAACATGTTGACAGCTTTTTAGACGAAATAGAAGAGTTTTGTAAGAATAGAGCTTTAGCTGATGCTGTTTTAAGTGCGGTAGAATTAATTGATAAAGGTAACTATGGGGAGGTTGAAAAACGAGTAAAAGAAGCAATACTTATATCACTGCAAAGTGATTTAGGTACAAACTACTTTGCTGACCCGAGGTCAAGATTGGAAAAAATAAAAACAAGAAACGGACAAATAAGTTCTGGTTGGAAAGCACTAGATGCAAAGCTTTACGGTGGTTTGAATAGAGGTGAGATATCCATCTTTTGCGGTGCATCCGGTGCAGGCAAAAGTCTTGTTCTACAAAATATTAGTGCAAACCTGATTCAACAAGGTTTAAATGTTGTTTACTTAACACTTGAGTTAAGTGAAGAACTTACTGCTATGAGAATAGATAGTATGTTGAGTAGCATTGCAACCACTGATATTTTCCGTAAGTTAGACGAAGTTGAAATCAAGATTAAACAAATTGGCTATAAGAGTGGTAATTTGCATATTAAGCAAATGCCTCAAGGCAGTAGATGTAATGACCTTAAAGTATATCTTAAAAATTATGAAATCGAAACAGGGAATAGACCTGACGTATTAGTAGTTGACTATTTAGATCTTATTTTTCCAAATAATAAACGAATTGATACAAGTGATCTGTTTATTACTGGCAAGTTTGTAACAGAAGAGTTAAGAGGACTTGCTGTAGAACGTAACTTGGTGTGCGTTACCGCCTCTCAGCTCAATAGATGCCTTTCTCTTGATACTAAAATAGCGATCAATGGAGTAGAAAAAGAAATACGTTATGTTAAGACAGGTGATTTTATTTCTTCAAATGAAGGACCGGTTATGGTAGAAGAAGTATTGCCTATAACAATGCAAAATTCGTACAAAATTAAAACTAAATCTGGAAAAGAAATTATATGTTCTGCAAATCATATGTTTCCTACAAAAGAAGGACTAAAAACTATTAATACCGGACTTAAAATTGGTGATAGCCTGCGTTCTATAAATTTGGGAAAACTCCCTCTGGATCTTTTTTGTAATAGAGAAATGTCTAATGTTTTTGAGATAGATGATGAAATTGTAGAAATTAAATATATGGGTAAACAGAATACAATTGATATCAATGTTACTGGTAACAGATTGTTTTATGCAAATGGAATATTAACACATAATTCAGCCGTAAATGAACAAGAACATGATCATAGTATGATTGCAGGCGGCATTAGTAAAATACAAACTGCTGATAACGTTATTAGTATCTTTGCAAGTACTGCAATGAAAGAACGCGGCGAGTACCAGTTTCAATTCTTAAAAACTCGTAGTAGTAGTGGTGTTGGTAGCAAGATTAGTTTAGGATTTGACGGTAGTACATTGAGAATGTTTGATCTGGATGATAACGGAGAAGCAATGTTGCCAAATACAGCAGAAAATGTGTTTGATAGTATAAGACGTAAAAACTCTTCTGCTAAAGAAACTACAGCAAAACCAGTTGCAGCTACAGTAACGCCTAGTACCGGAATACGTGATCTTAGTAGTTTGAAATCATTGATAAATCGCTAAAGGTTTTTATATAAAATAGTGCCGTCGTCATTCTAGGCCGTAGGTTCCAGATCTGTTATAAAATATCCCATTTTTCCAAAATGGGATATTTTGACATGTGTAAGAATTAAGCTCTGTGTATCTTTCTTAATTTATTTAGAACTTTTGTAGTAGTTTCGGCATCCGCTGCACATAATGCATTAAATGCCACCGCAAGTTCTCTTAGCTGAAATACGCTATTAGGTAAATGGCCAGCACGTAAACTATTGAATGCTGCATTAAATAATTTTGGATTTTTTAAACCTAAATCAGATGCAAGACTTTTAACATCTATCGTTCCGACAATTTCATTTGGATTTCTTGGTTTAGTCATAAGACTATCAACTTCTTCATCCGGAGATCCATCAGCTGCTGGTGATTCTTCTGGTTCATCCGGTGTTTCTTCGTCATCCGGCGCAATATCTGGATCCTCATTACTATTTGCATTTGTATCATCTTGAGCATCATCTGTATCATCTTGAGTACTATCGGATTTGTCTAACAAATCTGAAGGTTGTACTCCGCTATCATTATTATTTTTGCCAGGTCTTGAATCAGGATTGACATTTTCTTCGTTGGCTTCCAATAAAGCAAGTCTATCTAATATTGATCTAAAATCTTCTGCAATAAATGTTGGTTTATTTCGCATTTGTCTCTCCTGTTGTAATTTGTCTTATCTGATTTAAAACTTTGGCCTTTTTTCCTGTATCATCAGTTAACAGCAGATAAAACGCTGTAGCCAATTCAGCCATTTGAGGCATTGTTAATATTTTAGTTATATTTGCTCCCGGCGGTGGATTCTTAAGTCTACCTATTGCTTGGGAAAATGCACTTACATTTTTAATACCAAGAGATGCTGCTAAACTATTAATGTTTAACGGCCCATTTATACCAGCTATATTACCGTCTACTTTTGTAATATCTGCATACGTTCCCAATTGTGATTTATCAACATTGTCTGTTGGACTCATTGGTTTCAAATTCATAGGGGTTGCAGTCAGTTCATTAATCTTCATCAGGTATTTACCTTTTCAAGTATAAATAAAGCTAGCCTACATAGGAATTTATATCGTGGTCACCAAAGTTAAAAATATTATCGAAGAGTTAGATCTATTTGTACCTGCGAAAAGCAAGCACTCTATAATTGAGAGTCGCGCAACGCATATAATAACAAGTGCAATTAACCTAGCTGCATTGATTAGAGAAAGCTATTCGAAAGAAGATGCTGATGATTTAGTAAAGCGTCTATATCGTAGTATGATGACAGAAGACCAAAATAAATTCACCAGAAAAATAAAAGAATTAAAGAGTTCTAATAAATGAATTCTGTACAACATTACCAAGGTTTACTACATTAACCAACTAGGAAGAGCAAAATGAGCGATGCAGATAACATGCGTAAGTATATGAAACTACTTACAGAGTCAAACACAGTTTTAGAACCAAAAGTAATTGCGGAAGCAAAGCCGGTTAGCTTTTGGCAGCAACTTATGACAAAAGCTAATGTATTAGATGGCGGCAGAAATGCTCGAGTTGATACAGGTAAAATTGCTAACGAAGAATATTCTGAGTGGAAGCAATATCTGGGTTCTATTCATGCTAAAGAAAATGACGGAACAATCGGTGATATTAAGAAGTTCTTCTCAAGCAGAGGTTTTCCTGACAACGTAGTTCAGAAGGCGTTAGCACCTTTTACAAATCAAACAAATGCTAATCCAAATGTAGATATTAATACTATTAGAATTAGAGATCCACAAAAAGTAGCAAAAATCTTTTTACAAGTTGTTATTAATACTCGTAAAGAAATTGGTCATGAGGGTGGCATAAGTGATTTTGGTAGCAGAGCCCCTGGTCTGAGAAATACTCAACAACAGAAACAATCAGAGCCACAACAGAATCAATCGGCACCACAACAGAATCAATCGGCACCACAACAGCAACAATCAGAGCCACAACAAAAAGCTGCGGGACTTGCACCCCTTAACAAGCAGCAAGTCTTACAAGTAATACAAAAACTATCCCCAAATGATCAAAAAGCACTTGCAGTTCAATTGGCAAATATAGTTGGTACACCAGTAGGCGGTGCTCAATAAAATGTATGATCTCATCAAACAACTTGATGAGAATACATTGTTTAGAGCAAAAAAGCTTAACATATTTACGTTACGCGATTTAGCTGATTTAACATTTCTATATTGTGTTACTTTGCATATTCTCAGACAGGAATTTAGTACAAATACGTTTGCTATAAAATATGCAACACGCACAGGTATTCACGGTGATTTCTCACATAATGATGTAGCTAATACTGATTTATATCAAATGCTTAATATTTTTTCTAACTCAGATAAATTAAAAACTCTTTCTAAGCCAGATGCATCGGAAGTATTGTGGTATGATATGGATTGGCATAGTTTAACTATGAAAAGATTCCTGGCTAACATCAATCGTAAAAAATATGATGATCAAGCTCAACGTCAATTATTATTTCAACTAGAAAAACAATTACATATTATCAACGGAAATTATAAAAGTATCAGAAGAATATCAGTAGAATGGTCGGGTACATTAATAACCGAATCTGCTAAAAGACTTGCTGTAACACGTTTATTACAAGCATTGCGAGCAAGAGCAAAAGCCGGTGATATTTTAGCACCACTAAGTCAATTAAGTGTAGCCAACCATTATGAAATTAAAGGAGTTTGTGATCCTGAGACAGGAAAAAACTGCGACTCTAAAGATGAAGTTATGGTTCCTAAAGCAGGGTTATCTTTCCTACAAAAATTAATATTAAGTGCTAGCGCAGGATATGCGGTTGGCTCGCTACTTTCTCCCCATAAAGGAAAAACAAAATGAAAATTAGCGATTTAAATGAAGGCAAAATAGATAATTTCTTAGCCAGCAAATTAGAAAAATTTAATGATAAATATGCTAAGGCACTTGGTATATCAGATGATAGAAATGATGCAATTAACAGTGAAATTCATCACGAGTTGTCGTATAAACACCACAAAGCTATAATGAATCATCCAAAAACCGATCAAAAAATTAAAGATGCTGCTAGAGAAGTAGCGATGACACATTATAATGCTTTAAAAAAATATTATCCAGATACTGCGCGTAAATTAAGAAAAATAGATGAATCTGGAAGTTCTGGTGGTACAAGTGCTGGATCTATTGCTAGTGTACCAGGTGGCGGCATGGGAACTATAAGTCGCACGCCAAATCTTTTTGGATGGATTGATGACTCAAAACCTAAGAAAAAGAAAAAGAAGAAATGACACCGAGATATTGAAGTCTTTTTACTCAATAATAGAAGTTTGACATAAATAAGTACGCAAACAAACATTTTGCATTTAGGAGTTTAAAAAATGACAGATAGAGTTAATAGCGTAGGCAAGCAAGGTGATTTCCTTACCGGCCAAATGGACTTTTTCACAATCGCAACCATCGTCCCAGTTGCACAAACAAACGTTTCAACACCAGTACAAGATCTACCTGGTTACCAAACACTAGCTTCAACTGGTGTATGGAGCAATGTTTCTGTTATCGACGGCAACGGCGTAACACAAGTGTATTCATCAGAAAATACATATCTTGATGCTTTCTACAAGCAAACAAATCTTAATCAATTAGTTAAGACTTTTGAACTACGTGCAACACCAGTTGCTGTAACTGTTGCTAATATTACTGTTGGTGCAGGCAATGCTGCTACCACAACCGCAGTTACCGATGTATTCTACGGTTCATTCAGCAACATCAGTGCTGTAACAACACACTTTGGTTCAGCTCAAACACTTGCATCGCAAGTTAACTTTGTTCAATTGATTTCAGAAAAAACTGGTCTTTGGAATGTTGACACCGTAACTGTTGACAGTAATGCTAATGGTTATCAATTGCTAGGCCTAAACGGTCTACAAGGCGTAGTTGCTTATGACACTGTATCTGCACAAGTACTAGCAGGTACAACTGCTACACCAGTAACAACCACATCTGGTTCAGTAGTATATGGTGCAAATCAATTTGTAACAACTTTTGATTCAACCTCACCGACCAACTACAACACATTAGCACTTGTTAAAGTTGTTCCTCCTTACTACAAGTAAGTAGTTACAAAACTAACTAAATTTAAAAGGCGCAGCGATGCGCCTTTTATCTTGCTTAAATAACGGTAAATAATTCATGAATGATTTAGAACAAAAATTTTGGCAATATTTTAAACCTTCATTTGTTGAAGAAAAAAACGATATTAAAATACATGATGAAAACGGTATTATCAATTTAAGTGGTGGTAGATCTGTATCTTTTAAACTTGGTAACAAAAGATTGCCATTTAAATTTGGTAAAACTGATGGAAGTTTCTTTACAGAACATTCTGGTATTACCACATTAGATGGATCACCGGATTATGTAGCAGTAAGTTTTAATTGTTCTTATAATAATCTAAAAACTTTGAAAGGCGCTCCATCCTTTTGCGGAAACTCGTTTGCGTGTATTCATAATAAACTTAAAAACCTAGTTGGAGCGCCGCAACATGTAAAGGCATCATTTAATTGTTCATCAAATGAACTAACATCTTTATTAGGTGCTCCGTCTAAATTAGAATTTTTTATTTGTTCAAACAATTCTTTGTTGACATTAGAACACGGACCAAAAATAGCTACGGAAAAATATGCATGTTCGAACAATCCTCTTACATCGTTATTAGGTGCTCCGGATATAACCGAAGAATTTGAATGTAAGAACCATTACCTTACCTCTCTTGAACATTTACCTAAACCGTCAAATTTGTTGATATTATCAATATCAAATAATTTACCTATACTACGGTTAGTACTTCAAAGCTGTCATGTCGATATTGAACATTTTTCTAATGTAATGCCTGTAACAAAAATCATCAACAAATATACCAATTCAAAAAATAAAAAAGCAGCTACATTAGCATTTCAAAAAGATTTAATAGATAATGATTATGTAGGCAATGCATCATGGTAATGTCACATAAGGAATATTTGTTGAATAAAGAATTCATCAGAATATTTGAAAAATACCATAACAAATCCAATGATAAAAAGAAAAACATAATTCTATGCCAAAAAGAACTGATTGACGCAAGTTTTGTTGGCAATGCATCGTGGTAATTGATAAATATTGAAATAAGGATTTATCAAATGCAGCTTGACCATTTATTCAATAATGTATTCAACAGTGTTGAACATGTAAAGACAATTTTTGTAAGAAAAGATGGAAAACTTAAGAAGGTGACCAGACCTGTAAAATATACACGGCATCCAGACGAAGATTCTACTATTAAAAACAAGCCATTATTTCCTATAAGTAAAGACAGAGGAGCGAGTGATGAGAGTAAAGAAGATTAATACTGAACTTGGTTTAGATGAAACTGTAGGCGAATGGAATAGTCATAATGATCGTTGGAGCCGCAGAGCTAAACATCAATTAAGTCATGCAGATCTGATTAATGCAAAAGAAATCGTAAAGCTGCCTGTATTTGAAAAAAATGAAGCTGTACTTTATCAAGGCAAAGAGGTAATTGTACAAGTAGCAAATGGTCCAAATGATACAAGCGGTGTAATTGTCGAAGGCAATCTTAAGATGATTCATCGCAGCAAATTAGCAAAGCTAGATGAAGGTGTATTAGGGGGAATGACAGGATTAAATCCTATCAATCGTTTAATGCAATTAGCTGGATTAGAAAGCGGCCCTAGCATATTAAAACCCGGTTTGGTCGAAGATGAAAACAATGATGAGCCACAAAAAGAAGTTAAGTATAAAGAATTAAAATGCGACAATTGCGGCGCGTACTGCGGAATGATGGGGGATGTACCTGACGGTTGTCATATAACTGCACAATGTGAAGAATGTGGTGATTAATGAAATTCATAGAAATTGCAGGCAACCTTCAAATTGGTATAACTAATGAGGAGCTCGTTTTACTTGAAAAAGTAAAAGGTGCTGTTACACATATTTTTAAACATCAACTCGATGAAAGAGAACAAGAAGTTGCCAGACGTATGGTACATAGAGGCATTTTGGTAAGATCTATGTATGAAGGTAATATTTGTTTTACATATGACGGGTTAGAAGATTTTGGAGGTTATTTCTAATGGCAGTATCTGATGCAGAACGCGAACAAATGGCAAGACTTAAAGCTATTATGGAAGGCAAAACACCGCCGCCGATAAGCTCATATAAGCAAAATTCAAATGGGCAATCTATTCCAGAAATAGAACTTGCTGGTCCGGGTGTTCCTACTCGTCGCGATATTGATGCGATGGCAAATGTTCTTAATAAGTTAAATTCTATCACCGGTGAAGTTGCACATGATATGATTAATGAAAGTGTAACATCTCCAGCAGCAAAAGCAGCAATATCTACATCAAGAAATAGTACCGGAGTTAAAGTCGGTGCATATCAAATACAGATAAATGAAGACCCTGCAAGAGTAGCAGGAAAGCAATTTTATTCAATTTATCATAGCGGAATTGGGACAATTATAGCAGACGATGTTTCTTTATACGAAACTGCTTTGGGTGTTGTAAATCTTCTAAATAGTGGCAAATATGTTAATGATATCAAGGTTAGGGAATTGTTCGAAGCTGATAATAGATATACATCTCATTATATGGATGCGCGTATGTATAAAATTAAATTTTTAGAATGCAAGCGTAAGAACAGTAATAAGACGGATATATTTGAATCAAGATTTCAAGCTAGCTTACGTCAATGTTTAATTGCTAAGAAAGATATCAAATCTAAAGTTGCACTCTAGCAAAAAATATAATTCAATGCATTGATGGATAAATACTTAGGAACAATTCTAAGGAATATCTAATGCTTATTGATGACGTTAAGTCAACAGGTCAACACAGATTCAATCAATTAGTCCATACTCTTAAGCATGTGTATGGCTTGTCAGAATCATACCTAACATCAAAAGATTTATCTCAATTAGAAAAAATCAAAGAAACTTGCAATAAATTAAATTCTAAAATTATTGCAGAGAGCGGTTTTAATAGTTGGATGCAAGACCCTAAATACACTCGTAATATGCTTATTATCGAAGCAGTTAGGTATTTAATTGAAATTGCTCCAAAAAGAGCGAAGAAAAAGATTAAAGAAAGCTATCAATTTAATGATGATAGGATCGATGAAGCATTTATTTCAATGATCAATAAAAGAGCTAAACAACTAACAGAAGCAAAAGAATCATTACATCCGGTTGCACAAAAATTGCAAAAGATCGGTCATTCAATGATTGATTATAGTGAACATGCAAGACCAGATCGTAAGGATGACCAAGAATTATCTAAGTTAAATATGATTAGCAAAGTAGGTCATAAGCTTACAAACATCGGAACTGATTTTGGTCCAAATAGTTTAACTGATCTTGAAAAGAAAGTTATCAAACTATTTCAAAAGAGAGTTGGTAAGAAAATCATGGCCGTTGCAGAAGATATGGTACCAAATATAGGTTCAAATCCATCACAATCACCCGGTGCAGCAACTCAACCAAACCCGCCGCCCAGTACTAATGCGCCTGGTACAAGTGGTCAAACTGCAAAACCAACAACACAGACCGGTCCAAACAATACGGCACCTGTACCAAACGGTATGTTATCAATTTCAAAAGCCGGAGCAACAAAAACAATACCTGCCGCTCAATTAGCTGGAATGCAGAGCCAGGGATGGACAGTAAATGGGAGTTCAAACAACAATGGTTAAAAAACAAATAAACGAATTTATGTTGTCTGACACTGATAATCATCAGATCGCAATGGTACATAGTGAACTTTATCGCAATACACGTTATGCGATGATTATGGTAAAAGAACTAAGACCTGATGTAACTTTAGACAAAACAATTGTTGATAAGATTGAAACAGCAGCAACGTTCTTAGCTAAAGTTCATTCTCATTTAGATTTTGAAAATGAAGGTAAGGCAGCACCTGTATCAGATAAGAAGACTGATGTAAAAGAAAATTTAATGAAAATTATCGAGTGCAGCACTGCTTTATTTAAAATCGTAAAGCCGGGCATTAAATTAGATAGCTGGATGTTTTTAAAATTAACAAAAGCATCTGAGCTAATTAGTAGTGCTAAACACTTTATGGAATATAAAGCATTTGAAACCCACGCAAAAGATACTTTCTCTGAAAGTAGAGGAAATAATAAAATGAATACAAAGAGTAAAGTAACAAAGACCATGGAAGCAGCAAATGCACGTATCAAACTACGTAAAGTAGTTATGGAAGATCAAGAGCTTGATCAAGCAGAAACTATTCTTGCTGCAAAAGATGTAAGTTCGAGAATTCAAGATATTGCTGAAAAAATTGCAAAAATATCAGTAGAAGATTTAATGAGTCTTGTTGATACAATGAGTGACCAATTTAGTCAAGAAGCTGCACAAGGTTTTAAAGACACCGTAAAACCTGCACTAGAAGCATTCTTACAATCAGCAGAGCAAACAAAAACAACTGTTGATTCAGCAGTAGCTTCATTACGTACTGGCGGTGTTCCTGCACCGGCAAGTGATCTTGCAAGCACACCGCCTTTAGACACTCCTGGTCCTGCAGCACCTCCAGCCGCGGATCCAAATGATCAAATGGCACAAGGACAAGATCAGTCCCAGGGTGATAATATGGCACCAGAAGATGATGGTTTTAATAGCCAACAAGCATCTGCCGGTCCAAGTGATGATCCAACGGGTCGTGCAAAGAAAGAAAGTTTCGAAAACAGAAGAAACAGTCTTGCAGAAGCAAAGAAAGCTAATAGTCAAAAAGCCGAAATTGCTTTATTAAATGTCAAGATTAAAGAACTTGAGAAAGATAAGCCAGCTGGCTATAAGAAGGCAATTGCAAAAATTGAAACTCAAATTGAAAAACTTAGATTTAATAAATTTGACGAATCGGTAAAAGAGGATATGATCGTATGCAATGCGTGTGCCAATAAGAAATCTGACAAGAAATGCAAAACATGTCATGGCACAGGTAAAGTTAAATCTTTAGAAGAAAAATCAAAAATTGGGATTAAAACCAGTAAGAAAATCAACGAATCAACTCCCCCGGGTTTCCCTGCATCTCTTAAAAAGAAATTGCTAAAACAATATAGTGATGATACCGGTCGTGCGTATGCAACAATGTGGAAGATCCATGATCAACAAAAAGAAGGTATTGAAAAACATGCGGCTGTTCTTGAAACTGCATTAGCAACAAGAGCCAAGTTGGTAGAAAACTTAAATAAATTGAAGCGTATTCATAAAAGACAACTTCATGAGAATATGATAACTGATCCGTTAGGAGTTGGTTATGGTATTGAAGGCGAAATTGTTGTTCAAGAAATCAATCAAGTTGATCTACTTGTTGCACGTTTACAAGGTGCAATTGCTTGTTTAATTAAGCAAGCAATTACTGAACTTCGCGCGCAAGACGAGGCAAAGACAACTATTACGCAAATGCAGCATATTCAAAATACAACTCCTTATGGCGCTGTTTGGTCAGATAATCAAGGTCAACAACAAACCAAGTTTTTTGAAAGTGAATCAACTCGTAACTATTGGTTACAATTAAACAAAGATTCTCTTAACGAATGCAAGTTGATTAATCCAAATCATTGGGATAAAAGAATTGCTCAATTAACAAAGATTGTTGAAATATGAAATTAAAAAACTTTCAAAGCATAAGATTGTTTAAGGTTGGTATAAGGACAAATAAGTGCGTTTACATCAACTAACTGAATCAATGGATCTGGGAGAAGATGAAAATGATCTCCTGGATCGCATAATGTTATATGTAAGTAAAGATATTAAATCGGTTTCGGTTGATAGTTTACTTCAAGGTCTGACCTCAGCTGGTTCAACAGTAGATAAAGATTGGATTATTAAAACTTTAGAAAATCCTGCTTATCAAAGTATTATTGGTCGGATAGATAATGGTGTTGTTTATCTTGATAAAGAAGATGAAAATGATGATGACACCGAAAACTATGAAAAGCCCACAGAAAAAGAAAAACATAGAGAACAAGTTTCAAAAATGGCTAATCGCCAACTCGCATCTAAGGACAAGTAATGGCAAGTAGCGTTTTTCCAACCGCAACACAAGCAAGATATAACCCAATAAGAGAAACAATTCTACATCAAGAAGCACGTTCTATTGAACATCAAATTCTTATAGCAAGTAGCAATGGTTTTTATAATGTGACAATTAACAATAACACACCAATGACAAATAGTGTCGTTGTTACAAATGAGTTGTGGAGTATAGACGTTATTAATAACAATCTATTAATACCCAATCATGGTTTATCAACTGGTGCAATAGTTACGGTATATAGCAGTGGTGTTTTACCTGCTCCCTTAGCAATTAACACGTTTTATTACGTAATTTATATAGATCCAAATACAATTAAATTAGCTAATAGTTTTATAAATGCAAGAGCTGGCATACCAATTGCAATTCAATTTACGAGCGGCGTTAACACATTATCATTGACAAATTCTGGATCAGGGTATCTAACTTCACCTAATGTATCTATTGTTGGCGGCAATGCAAATATTTCTGCATCAGCCTCTGCTACATTAGCAAGTTATGGCGATGTGGTATCTATTACACCCATTAATCCGGGATCATATACAAATGTTCCTACTTTAACTGCAACACCTCAAGGCAGCAATGCTGCTACGGAAAGTGTTACATTTACCGTGGTAGCAGCAACAATTAGTTATGCTGGCACTAATTATAGAGTAGGCGACATCTTAACTGTACAGGGAGGTTCAGGTACTTCCGCCACTGTGGTAGTAACAAACACCGACGGTTTGGGTGCCGTATTAGCAATAGCTGTTAGCAATAGCGGAAGTTATGGCATACTACCTAATTTAAACTCAGTTACAACAGTTGCAACACCGAGCGGAGGTAATGGTTGTACATTGAACCTTAATATGGGAATCGGGTCCATAACAATTTCCAATGGAGGATTTGGGTATCTTGCTGCACCATCAATTATTATATCAGGTGGCAATGGGACCGGTGCAAGTGCAATTGCATTATTAAATGCCGGAGCAGTTTCTGCAATTCAAATGATAAATGCTGGACAAGGTTATACAACCAATCCTGAAATAACAATCACTAGCGGTAATTCTTTAAATGCAGCGGCAGTATTAACTCCGACATCTGTGTTCAATGTTATGATTACCAGCAACAGTGATACATATACCAGCGTACCAAATGTAACAATTTCAGCACAAGGTTCTGGTGCAACAATATCAGCTGTTTATATGCAATGCATAACTGCATCATTATGGAATACAGGTAGCGGATACCAACCAGGTGATTTATTACAGATATCAGGTGGCGCCGGAACAAGTAGCGCAACAATTTCAGTTCTTAGTACAACAAGTACCGGACAAATTGTTACATATACATTAACAAATGGCGGAAGTTATAGTGCATTACCAGCTTTAACAAATTTAGTTAATAATGGCACCGGAACCGGTGCAACATTTAATCTTAGCTTTGGTTTATCAAGCATAACCTTAGCAAGTGGTGGCAATAATTACGTCACATCGCCAACCGTCTTAATAAGTGGGACTGGTTACGGCGCAACTGCTATCGCCCCGGTTATTAACGGTACCGTAACAAATGTAATTGTTCAATCGGCCGGCATAGCATTTAATTCTATTCCTTCTGTTTATATCACTGCTGGTTCAGGTGCTATTGCAGTTGCTAATTTAACGCCGACAAGTTTAGGCAATATAAATGTAGGTAATGTTGGTAGTGGTTACACATATGCAACGGTTGTAATTGACGGGGTTGCAACTGCGAATGCAATTGTGTCAAATGGTAGCGTTATCGGATATACAATAACAAACAATGGCGGCAATACATATGTTACAACACCTAATGTTCATGTAAGTGGCGACGGAGTTGGTGCAACTGCAACAAGTTTACTAACTCCTACAACATTAGCTGGTATTACATTACTAAGCGGTGGTTCTGATTTTACGGCTGCACCTAATGTTACTATTAGCGGATCTGCAACTGCTATTGCTCCGTTAACAGCAACAGGTATTGCAAGGGTTGATATTTTATCAGGTGGGTATTATTATAATAGTCCGCCAACTATAACAGCATCTGCCGGCCAACAAAATGATGCAACATTTAGTTCCCAAATTGGATATGCAATCAACAGTTTAGTAATTAATAATCCTGGCGATGATTATGAAAGTGTGCCAAATGTTGTAATTAGTTCTCCATCTGTTTCATTTGGTATACAAGCAACAGGTGTTGCAAACATTGGCGCAGGATCTGGTACATTTGCTCTACAGCAATATAATGCAAGTAGAGACTATTGGGCAGTTTGGAAAAATTTAACACCTAGTAATCCAGATTTAGCACGCCCTTATGCTGATCAAATTTCTACGATAATTTCGTATTTTACAAACTTAGGTTATACGATAAATCAGCAAACCAACCCAATCACAGAAAATACATTTCAGTGGGTTGTAAAGTGGTAATGCAGTCTGAAGACGAAATTCGTAAACTACTAAAAGAATATTTTTATTGCGAACGTTACTCACTTGATATATCAAATGGCAAGGCAAGTATTTACGGAAAACAAAGTAAAGTTACATTAATCAAGACTACTGGGGGGTTTGGACCTTTTAAGATAACGCCGGGAGAGTTGCCTGTTAAATTTGATATAGTTGCTGGAAATTTTAACTGTACCAATGGTGAACTAACGACGTTAGTTGGTTGCCCAAATAAAGTTATGGGATCATTTGAGTGTGGTCAGAATAGATTAACAAATAATTTAATTGGCGGTCCAGCAACAGCAGACGACTATATTTGTTCTCGTACCAATATAAGTAGTTTTGACGGCGGTCCTAGAAAAGTAGGAAGCCTCTTTGCAGAAAATAATCAAATAACTAGTCTCGAAGGTGCACCTATTGTCTCTGGATATTTTTCTGTTACTAATAACAAGTTAAAAAATCTTATAGGTCTACCTGACGTCAAATTTACATATTTGGCTGTGAATAATAATAAACTTGAAACGCTAGAAGGTTTGACCAAAAATATAAACGAAATAAAATTAAGCTGGAATTCTAGATTAGGATTGCTACGTCTTGTTCCATTGGAATCCAAAATTGCAATTAATCGAAAAGATATTCAAACAATCATAACTAAGTATCAAGGTCAACTGCCATTTAAGAAAGCAATACTAGATTGTCAAAAAGCATTAATTGATGCTGGGTATGTGGGAAATGCATCATGGTAACAGCTGAACAAGTTATGAGAGTGTTTCCAATAACAAGAAGTAAAATAGAAATTGTATCTGATATCGTTAATATAACAGGAGATGTTGATCTTCGAAACCATAAAAAATTACCAGTATATCATAGATATAAAATTCCATTTCAATTTGGCGTTGTACAAGGAAGTTTTTTATTAGAAGATTTACAGCTAACATCAATGGTGGGAAGTCCACATACAGTTGGTGGCGCAGCATCATATGTTAATAATTTATTAACAAATTTAATTGGATGTCCGATCAATATAACAGATATGTTATATCTGGCTGGAAATAAATTTACAACTCTTAAAGATATACCTAAAACTATAGAAAAATTAAGTCTTGATTATTCACCTACTTTGCATTTATTACCGCTGGTAACAAAAAATGCATATTTTTTTAACGCACCAAATCCCAAAATAAACAATATCTTTGTAAACTATTACCTAATAAACAACTACGAAGGTAGAACAAATATTAAGAAAGCTATATTAAAATGTCAAAAAGAATTAATAGATAACGGTTTTGTAGGCAATGCAGGATGGTAAGAAGTATGTATGGCCCAGATCAATTACTTCTAGCAAGTAAAAAGCCACGTATCAAAGAACTTGTTGCAAAAATTCCATATCTCACTGTCGAAGAAATTAAAAATCTTCCTGAGAAATCTGATATCATCAGAGGACTTTTACTTATTAAAGATTTTGGTATTGATAAAGCAACAGTTCATCAGCAAATTGCAGACAAGATGATTGAAAAGCATCCAATTAATCTTACCGTTGAATTTGAAGCATGTAACATATATCAGTTATCGATAACCGAGCCTATGTGGGCAAGAGTTGGCGCTACGATGCTAGAAGTCAATCCGGGAGATTACTTTGGCGTATTAAATGATGGAAAATGTATCATTAAAAATATTGTTTTACCACCACAACCAAATTTTCTATTGTACTGCAACTTTATACAATCAGGTAATGTACAAGATCTAAAAGACATAGAATATAGAAGAATGCAAAAATTAATTGCATAATATTAGTAATGAGTGAACCACTTGCAGTCTATAGATTATTCGTCGTTTGCAGAAGCTTCTGAAGAAAACGGATTATCACTTAATAAAATTAGAGGGCTATATGCAAATAATAAAAAATAAATTTCCGTACGAATCGTATTCAAGAGAAACAATTGATGGTAAAAGATATTACACTGTAAATGGAGAGAAATTAATTTCGGTCACAACAATTTTAGACGCAACTGGCAATAAAGATCATTTAATTGCATGGAAGGCCAGATTAGGAGAAGCAAAAGCAACCCAAGTAACAAAAGATGCTGCGGCTGTTGGTACAGCCTTACATGCAAATTTAGAAAGATTTGTTAAAGGAGAGCAACGTCAACCAGGTAACAATTTTGTTCATATCATTGCCAACAAAATGGCAGACCAAATTATTAAAAACGGATTATCAAAAGTAAGTGAGGTTTGGGCAATAGAACAAAGCTTATATTATCCTGGGTTATATTCTGGTACAACTGATTTGATTGGTTTATATGATGGCGAACCAGCAATAATAGATTTTAAGCAAAGTAATCGCAAAAAGAAAAGCGAGTGGGTAGATAGTTACCGGATGCAATTATGTGCATATATAATGGCACACAACGTAATTCATAACACTGATATTCGACGCGGTGTAGTCATGATGTGTACCAGGGATCATGAATATCAACAGTTTGATATTACTAGAGAAAATTTTGAAGAATGGTCAGACAAATGGTTAAGCAGAGTAGAATTATATTATAAGATGAAGAATGATAACTGATATGTTTTAGGAAACCAATGAATGATAGATACAAAGATCGAACATAAAATCATCCATAAGTTTTTTTGACATAGGTTTGTTATTAGCTTTGTTTATCTTCTTATATTGCTTATTCAAAGTGTTAGTAATCGACTCCATTAAATTAGCTAATTCTACAGGAGTCAGATTTGATGAAGATTCTATAATAGATTTCTTTGTATGATATTTAATCATTAAAATCATAGTTAAATATAGCTAAGTATTGTTTTTGGCATAAATAACAATATGAAACTAAGTGAATATGCTAAGAGAAATTCAATCACATATAAAACTGCTTGGCTTACTACTTGCGGATTACAACATGATCCGAAGTAGTAAGCTAAGATTGAAATATGCAAATAAATCAAAAATATCTAATGCATTCAAACTATTAAATATTACTACAAATCAAATAATGTCTGATTTGATTAATGAACTGCTTTATCATGACAAAATACCAGCTCTATTACCAAAAATAATTACAGATACACTACCATTTGGCGCAAGAATCAGTCAACTGCTTGCTAAAGAAGCAAGCGCAAATGCAAGATCAATACGAAATAAATTAAAAACAACTGGTAATTTACAAAAATACCAAGAAGAACTACTTAATAAATTCAATAATAAAACCTTAAAGGTTGAATGGAATGGAAACTTGAATTTAGATAGTCGATTTGTGTCAATTGAAAAAGGAAATAACTCATTTGAATATTGGATTAAAATAACAATCCCAGGTCAAGAAAAAACATACCTACCAATTAAATTAACCAAACATATGCAAAATTTATTTGATAGGAGTTATGAACTAAAAACAAATGCAATTAAATTATGCCAAAACAAAGAAATTATTTTGTTTTTTGAGAAAATACCAGCTATAAATGAAAATACAAAAGAAATTGGTATTGATATTGGACGAAATAAATCATTTGTTACCAGTGATAAAATATTTGAAACTAAAACAAAAGAACTATTGAATTTGTTACCAAGAAAACAACATGGTAGTAAAAATAAAGCAAAAGAACTTAGAAA